AAGGGTCCGCAGCTCGTTATCAGGGGTGACAAGCTGTTGCAGGTATTCCATGCCGGGCCTTGTCTGTGGCTGATAGATATCCAGGACAGATTGCAAAGTACCCTGCTGTCCGCCTTCTTGCGTTCTGACCTGCTGGAAAGCGTCCATTATACCCCGCAAATCCCTGGCCTGCTGTTGAACCTGGCGTTTTTTCATTTCCCGCTGTCGCTGTTCTTCCAGGGCCTGCATCAGGCCAGAACTTACTCCAAACCCGAGGTTGCTTCCCATCCGGGACCATCGGCTGGGGCCGAGATCAATGACTGCCATCTTCTTCTACCTCCTGCAAAAGCTGCTCATAATCAACGGTCAAATACCCATCCTTTTCGCCCACCAGGTCAGGACGCACCTGTTGCAGGTCCTGAGCTATGACCCCGACGTGCTCAGTGTCGTCAGCCCCGGGCATCAGATCCTTATTCCATTTGTACTTGACCACCGGGCATCCCAGGATCTTTTGCCCTATGGGCTGGATATCGGTTTTAAGCCGGGAGTCGGAGAACATGGCGGCCATACTCATGGCGGAACTTGCCAAACTCGCTGCATCCCCCCATCCGAATCCACCATCTCCGCCACCGCCATATGCCTGCGGGGTAAGGCCTTGCTATTGCGCTGGTTGTACTCCAAATGAGCCCCCACTACCAAACATACCCGGAATGGCTTGACCGATCCCATACCCAATACCAGGCATCATGCTGCCAAGAAGACCACTTCCGCCCCCCTTGGTAATAGTGTCGATCTGGTAAGGGCTGGATCCCAGGACGGTCGGGGCCTGTTGCAGCCATGGGTTGTTGTAGGGCCGGCTGGTCTGCCATTTCTGCAATGCACCCTCCAGCCCGGCCTGCTCAATGCCTCTCTGGGTCTGCCCGGACTGCATAAGTGCGTTCATCTCGTTTAAGGCCCTATCCAGAGTGGAGAGGCCAACATTTCGTTCCTGCAACTGCCGGTCCAGGAAGTCCTGGCGGCCCCGGTAGAGGATTTCGCCCAGCTTGCCGCCAAGCTGCGATTCCATGTCTGACGCAGCATCGGCAACCGCCCGGTTAAACCCCCCGCTGGAGAGTGCCCCCTGCCCGGCAAACTTCTCCCGAAGTTGGGGCATGGTTTCTTCCCAGAAGTTCCTCCGGGTCGGCTCGACAAAAGATTCTTGCCAATAGTCCCTGGCCGCTCCCTGGTCGTATGTTTCGTCCTGGGTCACGGCCTGCTGTCCCCACTCGGTCAGCTCATCGACAAGCCCCGGCTGTCTACCCTCCAGCATGGAAAACAGGGTACTCTGCAAGGGAGAGGCCCCGGCGGCTATCTGCCCCGGATATGGCTCGACCCCTTGTCCGACCTGCCCGGAAACCTGCTCAGAGAGCTTCTTCAAAAGCTCCATTTGCTCCGGGGTAAACCGCTCCGTTTTTTGGGTTGAGGCTTCCTTTTCTTCTCCGAAGAGGGCCCCGCCGACTGCATCTACTACGCCGCCCATATCACACCTCCATCAGCTCCTGGCCGGTCCTGCGCCATCCCAGACGCTCACCGGCCCGGACCCTGGTTGTCATTGCATATAACTTGGTCAGTCCAAGTTCGGACAGGATCTGCTCAAAAGCTCCGCGCACCCGGCGCATGACCTTGCCGTCCTGGTACTCCGGATCTACGGATACCACCTGTAGGACAATGCCGTCCGCAACAGGGCTTACCGTGGCCCAGACAACACCATGAATGGCCTTGTCCGGCCCGGTCATGCCGAAAATGCGCTGCATGGGATTTTTGCCGATAATCGGCCCCCATTCTTTGAGCTTTTCGGGTTCCCAGTTCCGGCCCTTGACCTGCTCCAGGAGATGAACCGGAACCATGTCGAAATCCGAAAGCGGAACGAGTGTAAGTTGAGATGAATCAGTCAATCTTTATCCCCCACTTTTTGAGCTTGGATATGGCCTTTTCTGTCCTCTGGCCCCCATCGGTTCTGTATTGCGGGGTAGAGGCTATACGCATTTTGTCAATGCTTCGATACATATTGCCAACAGATCCGCCGATGCTGTTCCCTTTGGCTGCCATCACCCCGAGTATACCATCCGCACCAGCGCATTCAATACGTTTGCCGTTTTGTCTTACATCTTCGGCCCAAAAATTTTTATCCTCAAATCCATTTTGAACCTCCACTCCTTGCGCGTACTCCCGTAATAGATCAGGCTCAGAGTATGGAAACGGCGGCACGGTTATGCGTTGTGAGCTTGCATAGCCCCCCAAGAACTCACTGTGGAAACGGTCCAGGTAGAACCGGGCTATTCCCCCTGACAGGAGCTGTAAAAGGCAGTACAGGGCGTCATAGCCCTGCCTGCACGTCCATTCCAGAAAATAGGGCCGACAGTCATCCTCGGATACGATGCAGTTCACATCTATGGGGCCGATATATCCGGCGGCCCGGAGCTTTGGGGCGAGCTTGCCAAGCTCCTGGACCAGAAGCCCGTGCGGATCACGCTTGACCCATACCGTGTTCCCTTGAGAACCGATAGCTGGCCCAAGGTTGCCGTTCATCAGCTTCTTGTCTTCTATTGTGTGGTTAAAATGGACAAACCGCTCACCGTCAAACCAGCCCTCGGTGCTGATTTCCACACCTTCCACCACTTTTTGCAGGATGAAATCAATCTTGTCTCCCAAACGTTCCCTGTACTCCCCTTCGAGTTTGCTCTTGAGCTCTCCGGGGTAGGACTCCATGTAGGTCAGATCCAGGTCGTTGTTGTCGTGAGGCTTAAATACCCACCTGGATTTTTTGCCCCGCAGAAATGCGGCCCCCTCGGATAGACGCTTGAAGTCGTGAGTTTCCGGAATGGGTATGCCGATGCTTTCCGCCAGCTTGGCCCCCTTGCTCCGGTCCAGCTCCCAGGTTGCGGTTTCCTTGCTGGCCCCAATGGTCAGAACCTTCTTGCGGATCTTTTCAGCAACAGCCCCAAACACCTCCGGGGTCTGCCTGGAGCATCGAAAAACTTTCAGTAGTTGCGTATCCTGGTGTGAGCCCTCGTTTGGCCGGAGAATATCAAAAACAACAGCATCAGCCCTGCGGACAATGCCGGGGAGCTTGGAGGATGTTACCCGGTTTACCAGGCCCTCATAGTTTGCCCGGTAGCGTGGGTTGTGGATATAAATGGCTACCTCGTACCCCTGCTGTTGCATCCTGTACATAACAGGCAGGGATTCACCGCTATTGCTGACAAAGAGGATCAAGCCGTTTCCTCCGAGCCAAAAGTCACGATGTTTCCGCCATGGTTGACCACCAGGTAGTAAGTTGGGTTCCCGCTGCCCGCGTCCGTATCCTGCCAGACGACCAATTCCCCGTCCTCTGGTGTGGGCCGGCCGTCCTGGGCTACCTGACGCGGGGTGTGGTGATCAGCGTTATGGTTTACAGCCCGGGCAAGCTCTTCGTAAGCCTCATTTAGGTAGCGTATAAGCTTTTTCAAATAGTCAAGCAGTCGCTTTGGCTTTCCGCTCAACACGTCCTCACGCCCCCACGGTACTTGTTTGGTCGGGCTCACCTTCATGCGTACAACCTCCCCGCAGGCTTGAACCAGGGAACCACTGCGTGTATTTCACAGGTTTGGGCAATGGCCTCATGCCGGATGACAACCTGATGTGTTGCCCCCACTTCCCCGGAATAGATGACCTTCCATACCTTATCCCCGTCCCCGTCTAAAGCCACTTCTTCTGTCTTGTACGGTACGGTATCAAAATCAGTATAGAGGTCTATATACAGGATAATGCCGGGATCGGTGGTGAATAAAAATTCGATTTTTCCCAGCCTGGCCTCATGTCCCTGCTTCCAGAACGGATTCCAGCGTCCGGTCTTTATTTCCAGCTTTATCGGCTCTCCCCGGTCGTCTCCTTCCTGGTTGAGCATAAGGATGTCGCCCTCATACGTCCCGCCCAGAGTTATCGGATACCCGGCCTGTTTGCTGCGCTCGTCCCAGGTGCGCTCAAGTTCATCCCAGCTCTGGTCTATCTGGTCCCAGGTGGGATCTGCCGCATACGTCCAGTACCCCATGCAGGTCAGGGCCAAATCATATATAGACCAGGAGTTGTCTATATAGTTTAGGCTCAACACCCGGTCTGAGTGAGTTGATCCGATCTGTGGATATAGCACCCAATCCTCACGTTCTTCTTCCAGGATGGCCGCATAACAGACATGGTAGTGCTCCATGTCGAATTCCAGGGCAATATCCGGGACTTTTTCATCCAGCCTGGTCACGTCAAAACCGTCCGTGCCGATCAATCCGGTTGGCCCCAGGGTTATGAGTTCGTCCGAGAACGTGGTTGTGGCGAAGGTGGCATAACTTCCTTCTGTGGATACCAGCTTTTTCCAGACAAAAGGCTGGTCAGCATCCCCGGTGTATTTCAGACTCCAAATGCTGCGCTCGAAAAAGACCACCAGGTCATCACCCAGAAAATCCGCGGCCATGATCCAGTCCAGAGTGGGGGCATCAACGTATCCGTCATTGGTCCAGTCAGACCAATCCCCGGCTACACACCATCTGGCCCTCTGCGGCTTGAGGTCGCCCATCTCCTGAGGACGCAAAAGAATTAACCTTTGCTTGTAGGAAAATATGAGCAGACATGAATCAACGTCATTGGTCCCGTCGCCGGTGAAGTCCACATCCAACTTTTGAAAGCTGGATCCGTCAAAACGCTGAATTTGGTCCACGTTGTTGGTGACAAACATCTCGTCGGCCCAATTCTCGGCCCAGAAAAAATTATCGTCTGCCCCGGACCAGATATCTACCTCGGTTATGTCGTGAAATCTTTCCTCTAGGGGGAACCACTGATTGCAGCGTCTGGTATCCCAAGTTAAGAGGCTGGAGCTGCCCTGGCTTCCATAGTAGGCATAGATGGCCATTATGGGATTACCTGGCTTGTACTGATAATCTGCGGTGACTGCGCCCCCTGTCGAAGCATTAAATGTTACGTCATAGTCGCCTGTCTCGTGGTCGATGGTCCCGAATCCATCCCCGCCCAGCGTCCCGTCCCCGTTGTCGATTATGATCTGGGAACCGTCCGTGAACTGAAAACGCCCCTCGGAGTCCCCTGATCTGACCGGGGCATTCGCCAGGGTTCCGGTGTAGTTCGTGCTCCCGCTTGCGCCAATGGATTCATTCCGGACCTGGTGAACAAACTCCCCAAACGACTGTGAGCCTTTGCGTTTTTTTATCTTGCCCTGGTAGAGCTGGGCATTGAAAAGGCTTACAAAAGCATCGCGTGGAGCCAGCCACGGCTCTTTGGCGTAATAGAGACCGGTTTTGAAGTCGCTGACGGGGAAGGGCTGGTAGCTACTCATCACCTATTGCCTTCATCTGTATCGCCTGCCCTGCCAGGGCGTTTAACTGTCGAAAGCCCTGGTCAAACGTATTCCGGGCTACGGAAGAATGCTCGCTCGCAACGTGCGCCGCCCTGACCACGGACTGAACAATGGGCAAGCCCATCTCCTGCGAGAGGATGCACCCCTCACGGATGGTTGTCTCCCCTGTCTCTTGGTTTTCCCACGGTATTTTCCACCAGCACGCACACTTCTCGGAACTTTTGGGGCAAGAATCAAACATGCAATCGAACATTAGGCTTTCTCACAGGTTATGACTTTTGCGTAGGAGGGACGCCAAAAGCCGTCATGGGAGGATGTAAAGCCGTGTGAGTGGGGGTCTCCTCCACCAGTATTGCCTGTGTTAACAGTATCGTTTCCATCCCTGAAAGCATCTGGCCTATAAACCTCACTAGCACCTTGATTGTTATTGATATCTACATACCAAGCATGATTATGCGATGGTATTTCGCTTATAGTTAAAGTATGACCATCAACACTGAATGACCAGCCTGAGATTACCCAGTTACCACCGGTTGCCCCACCTTCTGATTTTATGGAGGTATTTATCAGCGCTCGGTCGTGGTCCTCAGAAGCAAAATTCCACCCGGCAGGAGCTGAGGCTTGCTTAAAAAGCATCTTGGTGCCCGGAGGTATAGGCCCAAGTTCTCGTTTTACGCCAGCTTGTGTAAGATAATAAAATTTGCCGGTGTTATTATATAACGTCCCCTCATTCGTCGCAGTCGGCTGCGCCGGGTCCGCACCGTTATCCACAAACGTCGGAGTCGTGTGCTTACCAGTCTGATTGCCCCCGGTAGAAAACTCGTGCCCTTCAGAGAAGGCATTCTCCAGGGCTTCATTGTTTGCCCTGATGTAGTCGTCGGACAGGCGGATCTTGTCTCCGCCAGCGGGTTTGTCTTTATTCCAGGCCATTCTCTCTGCTCCATGTGTTGGAAGGGGTGCTTACCTTCGTCCAGCTGTTTCCCCCCTGATTCTGCCGCTCCCAGGATTTTGCTTCCTGGGCCATGCGCCACCAAGGACCGCTTAGTACGTACTCCGTGGATACATCTAGGGCTGTACTTATCGCCCGCAAAATTGAGATTTGCTTGTTGCCTGCGGATATATCCATATTACAATCAACACTACCTTGAATCAGCTCCTGCAAGTCTACTGTAGAGCACTCCAGAGGCAAGCTCAGGGGCTCTCTTATGGCAAAGATATTTTGTATTTCTGTGGAGATATCCATAGAGAGATTCTTGCTTGCGCGAATGCCAACGGGGCTTGCAAGGGCTTGTGCTGCCATCTCAATGGCCTGCTCTTTCTGAGCTTGGATTGTCGGCAAATCAAAATCTATATCCATGTTCAGATTTGCAGCATGCACCTTCTGGCTATTTATCTCCAAGGTCAAACTCTCAAGCTGCGGTGTTGCTGTCGGATCTGTTGTGGACAGGCTTTGCCTGCATTCCAACAGTGCCGTTGAAGCGTCTGTGCCATAAGGTAAATCCGGTATAGCCCCGCCGTTTGTGCAGGGTTTCCAGGCTGACCAGGTTGCGCCGTTGTCTGTTGAGACTCGGGTTTCGATATTATTAGATTGTATTTTTATATTACGCACACCCCAGACATGGCTTATATCAATGTGTTGTCTTCCCTTTACATCATAGTTTCCAGCAGTTGTTATATTAAGCATTCCAGACTGGGCTAACCAGACTTTATTCCCTGTGTTTGTAGCGAATAAATCTAATACTTCTGGTCCGTCCAATCGAAG